AGAGCTTGGTGAGGATAAGCTGGACCATAATATCCAACGTTTGGGATTCTGGCCGACTTACAACCAGAAATCTGCTATCTCTGAAACTGAGTGGAACGAGCTTAAAGTGGATGATATTCCAGAATTATCTGGCAAGCTGTCTGTTGGTATCAAGTACGGTCAAGACGGAACGAATGTGGCATTGAGTATTGCTGCACGAACCAAGGATGGACGATTCTTTATCGAGACAGTCGATTGTCAATCCGTTCGTAATGGGAATGAGTGGATGGTTGCTTTCTTGCGTCAAGCTGATGTAGCTCAAATTGTCATTGATGGCGCAAGTGGTCAAAAGATCTTGGACGAAGAGTTGAAGGACTACAGAATCAAGAATGTGATTCTACCAACGGTGAAAGAAATCATCGTGGCCAACGCTCTTTGGGAACAGGGAATTTACCAGAAAACCATCTGTCACGCTGGCCAACCATCACTTTCAAAAGTAGCCACTAACTGCGATAAGCGGAATATTGGCTCAAATGGTGGTTTTGGTTATCGATCGCACTTTGACGATATGGATATTTCTTTGATGGATAGTGCTTTGCTTGCGCACTGGGCTTGTGCTACGACCAAGCCTAAGAAAAAGCAAAAAATCAGTTATTAAAATAAGCGGTCTTGCGACTGCTTTTTTTGATGCCCAAAATTACCGAACTGCCGGGGAAGCAGGAGAAAGGAGACATGAGAATGTCAGAATTTAAACCAATCACTACACAAGAAGAATTCGATGCTGCTATTAAGGAGCGTTTATCTCGTGAGAAAGCGAAGTATGCCGACTATGACCAGCTTAAATCTATTGTTGAAGGCTTGAAAAAAGAAAATGTTGATTTGAAGTCAACAATTGAAGCTAATCGTCAAAGTAAGGCGGATGCTGACAAGCAACTTGAAGAGATGCAGAATCAAATCTCTAATTATGAGACGGCTAGTCTGCGAACTCGTGTGGCTTTGCAACATGGATTGCCTTACGACCTTGCAGATCGTTTGCAGGGAACTGATGAAGAAAGTCTAACAGCAGATGCAGAGCGCTTGGTATCTTTCGTAAAACCTACTGAACATTTCGCACCGATGCGAACTCTAGAGCCTGCTCTAGAAAAAACTGAAAATACATCTTATAAAAACCTAGTACAAGGTTTAGTTTTTGAAGAATAAAGGAGTAAAAATATATGACAGATCAACTATCAAGAGGAACATTATTTGAACCAATGCTTGTGACAGACCTTATCAACAAAGTTAAAGGCCACAGCTCACTGGCTAAATTGTCTAATCAACAAGCGATTCCGTTCAATGGATTGAAAGAATTTACTTTCTCATTAGATGCTGATGTAGACATCGTTGCAGAAAACGGGAAGAAAACGCATGGTGGTGCAAGTCTAGAACCTGTAACTATTGTACCTATCAAAATCGAGTATGGCGCTCGTGTATCTGATGAATTCATTTTTGCATCAGAAGAGGCTAAAATCGATATTTTGAAGTCGTTCAATGAAGGGTTTGCTAATAAAGTAGCTCGTGGTATTGATATCATGGCCTTCCATGGCGTTAATCCACGTACTAAACAAGAATCCGCTGTTATTGGGGATAACTGTTTTGACAAGGCGGTCACTCAGACAGTGAACTTTACAACAAGCGATCCAGACACTAATGTCGAAGATGCAGTTAAAATGATTCAAGGAGCTGATAATATCGTTAGCGGTATGGCTATTGATACTACATTTGCAAGTGCACTAGCTAGCATGAAGAACTCAGCTAATGAGCGCCTATACCCTGAATTGGCATGGGGAGCAAATCCAGGGGCCATTAATGGTCTACCTGTAGATGTGAATACTACAGTTGGTCTTAATGTTGGAACCAATAAGGATGTTGCTATTGTTGGTGACTTTGCTAACATGGTTAAATGGGGATATGCTAAGCAGATTCCACTCGAAGTCATTCGATATGGTGATCCAGACAATTCTGGAAAAGACTTGAAAGGTTATAACCAAGTCTATCTTCGTGCAGAAATCTATCTCGGATGGGGAATTTTGGACAAAAATAGCTTTGCTCGTGTTGTGAAAGCGGGGTAGTACATGGAATACATTAATGTAAAAACAGGTACTACTATCGTTACTGAAAATGAAATTAGTGGAGGTGATTGGGTTCCAATTGCGGCATACAAACCTTTGGACTCATTGACTAACGCAGCGTTGAAAGAAATCCTTGATGAAAAAGGGATTACTTATGATAACCGCGCTACAAAACCTGAATTGATTTCGATGATCGAACAAGCTGACACTGAAGTCCAGTAGTCGCTTGACTGGAGGTAGAAATGGAAAACTTTGCAACAGTAGATGATCTGAAAAAATTGTGGCGGGCGTTAAAATTCGATGAGGAAAAACGAGCCGAAGCGCTGTTGGAAGTTGTTTCTCATTCTCTTCGTGTTGAAGCTAAAAAAGTTGGTAAAGATTTAGATGGGTTAGTGAATACTGATCCATCTTTTGCCATGGTTGTTAAGTCCGTCACGGTTGATGTGGTAGCTCGCACGTTGATGACCTCAACTGATCAGGAACCAATGACTCAAGTGGCTGAGTCCGCTTTAGGTTATTCCTTCAGTGGTTCTTATCTAGTGCCTGGCGGTGGTCTCTTTATAAAAGATTCAGAATTGAAACGTCTAGGTCTCAAAAAACAAAGATATGGGGTGATTGATATCTATGGGACGGATTAAAGGGATTACTGTAACTTTGATTGGGAAAACTAAGACTGGAAAGGATGACTTTGGACATCCAATCTACGAGAATTCTGAAATTCAAGTAGATAATGTCCTGGTTGTTCCAGCTTCAACAGAAGATGTCACGAATCAGCTCAATTTGACTGGAAAGAAGGCATCTTATACGTTAGGCATACCAAAAGGCGACCAGAACGAGTGGAAAGACCGTGAGGTTCGTTTCTTTGGGCGCAAGTGGCGCACGATTGGCATTCCATTAGAAGGCATTGAAGCAATGATGCCTCTGGAATGGAATAAGAAAGTGATGGTTGAAGCGTATGAGTAAAATGAAGTTTGAATTGAATTCATCGGGCGTTTCCGATCTTTTACGTTCTAAAGAAATCCAAGCGATTCTATTAGATAAAGGCAATGAAATATCAGAACGCGCTGGAGATGGATTTGAGGTAAAAGTCTCACCAGGTCAAAAACGTGCTAATGCGACTGTTAGCACAACAGACATCAAAAGCATGGCAAAAAATGCTAAGGATAACACATTGTTAAAGGCTTTAAGATGATTGAAAAAATTGTAAAAAAATACTTAGATGAACAATTAGATGTTCCGTCGTATTTTGAGCATGAAGAAGACATGCCAGATGCATTTGTAATCATTCAAAAAACTGGAGAGGGCGGAAGTGACTATGTTCATTCTGCCACTTTTGCTTTTCAGAGTTATGCACCATCTCTTCAAAAAACAGCTGAATTAAATGAGATTGTAAAAAACGCAATCGAAAATCTTATTTCAGTTAATGAAGTAAGTGGTGTTCACCATAACAGTGATTATAATTTCACAGATACTGTAACCAAGCGCTATCGCTATCAAGCAGTATATGATATTAACTATTTTTAAAAGGAGGATTCCATGGGAGAATCAGAACAAACAGTAACAACTAACATTGCGTCTGCAGATAATGTAACGGCTGCAAAACCGAAGACAAGTGGGGCAGTAGCAACAGCTCCATTAGGCACAACTTTGCCAACAAATGCAAAGACTCAATTGGATGAGAAATTCAAAACTCTTGGTTTCTTATCTGAAGACGGTCTTACAAATGAAAACTCTCCTGAAAGTAAAGATGTCAAGGCTTGGGGTGGACAAACAGTCTTATCATCTCAAACTGACAAAAAAGATACTTTCAAATACAAACTAATTGAAGGCTTGAATGTGGAAGTTCTTAAGGAAACATATGGTCCTGAAAATGTCAGTGGAGACTTGAAAACAGGAATCACTGTTAAAGCTAATTCGACTGAATTGAAAGAACATTGCCTTGTTATTGATATGTTCTTAAAGAACGGAGCCATGAAGCGCATTGTGATTCCTAGTGGTAAAGTTAGTGAGATTGGCGAGATTGGTTACAAAGATGGTGAACCAGTAGGTTATGAGTTGACTATTACTGCATTGCCAGACAACCAAGGCAATACACACTATGAATACATTCAAGGAGCCTAATCTATGTCAAAAAAAATCAAAGGAACAACTGAGTCTGGATTTGAATTTGAAACAACAGAACGTCGCTTGAACAACTTCTTGCTGCTACGCTATATCGGTAAAGCTGATAAAGGCGATATTGAAGCGGTAGATAAAGTTTTGGAACTTATTTTAGGTAAGGAGCAGAGTGATGCTTTTATCGACCACCTAACTGAAGAAGACGGTATTCTTCCAAATGAAAAGATTTTTTCTGATATCAAGAGCATTTTTGAATCGGTAAAAGAAATAAAAAAATCGTAATCCTTTCCCAGATGATTAAGTTAGATGAAGATGCTCTTGTCTGTGATTTAGCAGAGACTTATCAAATATATGACTATAGTCAGCTACCTCTATTGAAGGTAGCTGTTTTTGCATGTGGACTGAGAGAGGACTCTCGAATCAAGCAGAAGTTAACAAAACAGCTCGTATCCATCGATACAATGTTGTTGGCTGGTATAGTTGATAGACTTTCTCTTTCTCTGTGGATTCAGACGAAAGATGGTCAAAAGGGTGTAAATAGACCAAAATCTGTTGTTGATCAGCTGACTCAAAAAGAGGAGAAAGAAGAACGAGAGCATCTAGTATTTTCATCTGGTGAGGAATTCGAAAAATACCGCAAAGAATTTTTTGCAAAGATGGGAGGTGAGGATTAATGGCAATAGAACTTGCAAAAGCTTATGTACAAATCATTCCATCTGCGCGAGGGATTGGTGGAATGATCCAAAAAGAGATGGGAGGAGAAGTCGCATCAGCAGGGTCTAGTGCTGGAGAGTCTCTTGGTTCCAGTATGATGGCAACATTTAAGAAAGTTATTGTTGCGGCCGGAATTGGTAAAGCTTTTAGCGCTGCTTTAAATGAGGGAGCGGCACTTCAACAGTCACTTGGAGGTATTGAAACTCTTTTCAAAGGTTCTGCTGACAAGGTTAAGGGGTATGCTAATGAAGCCTACAAGACAACAGGCTTGTCAGCTAATGCCTATATGGAAAACGTGACAGGCTTCTCAGCTAGTCTCTTGCAGTCTTTGGGTGGTGACACAAACAAAGCTGCTGAAACAGCAAATATGGCCATGATTGATATGTCAGATAATGCGAATAAGATGGGTACATCGATGGAGAGCATTCAGATGGCATATCAAGGTTTTGCTAAGCAGAACTATACTATGCTAGACAACCTTAAACTTGGCTATGGTGGTACTAAGCAGGAAATGGAGCGTCTTTTGAAAGATGCTCAAAAACTGACTGGTGTTAAGTACGACATTAACAACCTTTCAGATGTATATAGCGCCATTCATGCTATCCAGGAGAATCTGGATATTACTGGAACAACAGCTAAAGAGGCAGCATCTACATTTAGTGGATCTTTTGAATCCATGAAAGCAGCTGCTCAAAACGTTCTTGGAAAACTAGCATTGGGGGAGAACATTTTACCTTCTTTACACGCTTTACTTGAAACAACTTCTACATTCCTTTTCGATAATCTCTTGCCTATGATAGGGAATATCCTATCTGGTTTAGGACTCGTCATAACAGAGGGAGTCAGCAGTATTGCCTCACAAATTTTTGGAGATGTTTTTGGAAGTGCAGTCTATGACCAGCTATCTCGTGTAACTGGGGTCTTTGAGACCTTCTTTGATATGATTTTTGGTTCATTAGATAAGCAAGATAATATTGATATCTTGAACACATTGGGATTTAGTCAAGATGCAGCAACTCAAATTGTTACTATTGCGGATAATATCAGAGTCACTTTTGAGAATCTTGGATCAGCTATTGGAGATGTTTTAAGCATTGTTGCTGATTTTATTGGAGATCTTTTAGGAATCAAAGATGGTGAGCAAGGAGTAAACCTTCTTGGAACAGCATTTGAAGTCTTGACTGGTTTTATAAAAGATGTTTCATCGATTATAAAGGATGTGACTAGTTTCTTTAAGGATAACCAGTTAGCTGCAGATTTACTTAAATCCTCTGTAATTGCTCTAGGAATTGGAATTCCTGTTACCAAAATTGCCACGTTTGTTCAAGGTTTAGGTGGGCTACCCGGTGTCCTAACAATTGCTAAAACAGCTATTTCGGGATTTGCAACATCAGCGATAGCTGCTATTTCTTCAATTCCACTTATAGGATGGATTGCAGCTATTGTTGCAGCCTTAACTTGGTTCTTCACACAAACAGAAACTGGCCAAAAAATTTGGGCAGCTTTTGTGGATTGGATCAAGCAGGCATGGCAGGGGATAGCTGATTTCTTTGTTGGTCTTTGGTCTGGTATCTCTGAAGGTGCTAGCACTTTGTGGGATGGAGTTGTTACAACCTGGAATGCTTACGTTGAGTCTTTAAAGGCGATGTGGAATGCTGTTGTAACATTCTTTTCTGACTTATGGGAATCAATCAAGGAGGCAGCATCTACCGCTTGGACAGCGATTACTACAGCTGTCATGACGGTTGTTCAACCGTTCATTGATGGATTCATGAATATTTGGAACAACATTTCAGATGGTCTTACTCAAGTTTGGGAAGGAATTAAACTGATCTTTGAAGGTGCTTGGGAATTTATCAAATCGATTTTCTTGGGTGCTATTTTGATTATCATTGACCTTGTGACAGGAAACTTTGGTCAATTAGGAGCAGATCTTTCTCTTATTTGGGAAGGAATTCAAAATGGTGTTTCCATGATTTGGGAGGGCATTAAAACATACTTCTCTGGAGTCGTGGATGTTATCGTTGGATACGCTACTGGTGTTTTTGAGAACTTCTCTAATGTTCTGAGTACAATTTGGGAATTTATCAAAACCGCTGCGTCCATTGCCTGGGAATGGATAAAGTCCACAGTGTCAAATCTTATCACTGGATTAATTCAAGGCGCTCAAAACTTATGGAATAATTTTGTAAGTTTCTTATCCGGTCTTTGGGAAAATATCAAATCAACAGCTAGCGCAGCATGGGCTGGACTAAAATCACTTGTCCTTGGTTTGATCAATGGGCTTGTTAGCGGTGCTCAGACTGCTTGGAATAACATGAAGCAGGCCGTTAGCGATCTGGTAACTAAAGTAACCAATATTTTTAATTCTATTAAAAATATTAACCTTTGGGAGGCTGGTAAGGCAATTCTTGATGGTTTCTTAGGTGGTTTAAAATCTGCTTGGGATGGAGTTACTAATTTTGTCGGTGGAATAGCGGATTGGATTCGCGATCATAAAGGGCCTATTGAATATGACCGTAAGTTGTTAATCCCTGCAGGTAATGCAATTATGCAAGGGTTAGACCAAGGACTACAAGAACGATTTAAGGGAGTCAAAGAAACAGTTGGTGGAATGGCTGGAGAAATCTCTGATGTATTTTCAGGAGATAACCTGGATCTAAACTCAACTGCCGCTGTCACCAAAAATCTTGAGGCTCGTTTGGCCATGCCTTCTGCTCAGCTTGAAGTACAAGAGAGTAAAACAGTGTCTGAGATAGCGATTATGAGGTCAAGTTTAGAATCTATCCTTACAGCTATCCTTGAAAAATCGTCAGACATCTATCTAGATAATGAGAAAATCTCATTAAACACTTATGAACAGCATGGTTCTATTTTAGCAAGGGAGGGAATCTAATGGATTATATGATCGTTAATGGCTTTAATACATCAACCCTTCCAGGCTGTATTGTGACCGACTTTGGAGAAGTTGAGGTTGCCAAACCTAAAGGTGAGGTGGCCGAGCTTCATGGTGTGAATGGGAGTTATCGAGTATTAGATGGTTCTTATGATAGCTATGACAGAACATTTACGATTCACGTTACAAAGTTGATTGATATCTCGATTATTCTGGATAAATTTCAATCGAATGACAATGAGTTGGAATTTAGCTATCATCCTGAATCGGTTTTTTATGCTCATTTTTTAACCGCTAGCTACAAACCTTTTGGCAATCATGCTTGGCAATTGAAAATCAAGCTAAACATGCAGCCTTTTCGTTATCAAAAAACGGTCAATCCTGAATCTTATAATGGACCAGGAACAATTAACAATCCAGGGACCATTTACTCTGAACCGATTATTGAGGTTCAGGGAGATGGAGATATATCGATCACCATTGGTCAAGAAACAATGTATCTTAATGTCAAAACGAAAGCTACAATTGATTGTCGGCAAGGTAAGCAAAACATCTACAATGCTGCTGGAGCGGTCCAAAATACTCTTCGCAAGCGTGGTAGGTTCTTTGTAATCCCAACTGGAAGAAGTGGAATTACATTTACTGGCAATGTTCTTAGATTGATTATTCGACCGAACTGGAGGTACAAGATTTGATTTACTTAACAAATGGGAATACTCCTCTAAATGCTGCTTATGCAGACAAGATTTCTCAAGAAGCAAATAGTACCTATCAACTGAATTTTCGTTTTCCGACCTCAGATGCTTTGTGGGAGAAGTTGAAAGAAGAAACTTTCCTGAAAGCCGATGACCTTCATGGTGAACAGGATTTTGTCATTTTCGAGATTCAAAAGAAACATGGATATATTCAAGTCTATGCGAATCAATCCTTTACACTGTTGAATAACTATGTCATTAATCCGATTTCTTTGGATAGAGCGACTGGTTCTACTGCCTTGAGTCGCTTTGCCGGAAGTATTACTCGTGATAATCCGTTCTCTTTCTTTTCAGACATCGACGAACGTCACACGTTCAATACTGATAGTGTCAACGCGATGACCGCATTTACAAAAGATAAACACTCCATCCTTGGTCAGTGGGGTGGCGATCTTGTACGTCATAGTTACCAGGTTCGACTTTTGAAAAATGGCGGTTCAGAAAATGAATCGCTTTTTATGTATAAGAAAAACCTGTCTAGCTATCAACAAAAGACATCAACGAAGTCTTTAAAAACTAGAATCACTTTTAATGCAACCGTCAAAGGTGAGGGAGGGAAAGCACCCGATCGCAAGTTTTCCGTTGTGGTAGATAGTCCGCTCATTAACAAATACAGTCAAATCTATGAAGATGTGATTGATGTTAATGACCAGGACGTGAAAGATGAAGCGACACTTAGAAAATATGGTGAGCAGTATTTTAGAACTACACTTTGCGATATGCTTGAAGACAGTTTAGAAATTCAAGTTGAAGGAAAGAGCGATGTTCCGGTTCAGATTTTTGACGTTGTCAGTCTATTTCATGATCGATTCAAGATGGATGTTCGTAAGAAAATCACGAAGTATACTTACTCCCCGATGGCTAAAAAGCTACTATCTATTGGTTTTGGGCAATTTAAGTCAGGCTTGTCCAATATGATTTCTAACGCTGTTAGTGATGCGGTTAAAAACGAAACCCAGCACTTACAAGGTCAGTTCGCTACACAATTGGCAAAAGAAATCAAGAATGCTGACCTAGATTTTGACAGAAAAAAAGAGGAGCTAGTCAACCAATTCACAGACGGTCTGAATGCTGCCAAAGCGAAAGCGGAAGAGATCAAGCAAAGTCTGACAGAGAAAATAGACCAACGTTTCAGAGACTTTGACAGCGCAGGTCTGCGTGAAGCCCGGCAAAAAGCGGACGAAGCCTTGACGAAAGCGGGTGCTAGCACCTCACTTGCCGAAGAAGCCAAGCGCATCAGTGAGCAGGCAAAAGACGGGATTGAGAAAGCAAAAGAGTCGTTCATGGACACTTTTAAAACAAGTCTTGTCGAAATAGACAGTTTGAACGACCGTCTCAAGAAGTTCAGACTTGACCATGTTGAGTTTCGCAGGTCTACGAAAGAAGACATCAAGGGTCTGACTGAGTCATTCACGAAATTAGGATCTGACACGGAGAGAGATATCTTAGCGACAAGGTCCGAGTTTCAAAAGACCGCAGAGGGCTTAACGCAGAGATTTGACAGCATCACTTCTCAACTGGATAATAAGGCTAACTTGCTTGATTTCCAGCGTGTGCAAGAGACTAGCAAACTCTATGAGCGAATTATCGGCAGCAGTGAGTCTGACATCGCTGAGAAAGTCGCTCGCATGACTCTGACCAATCGACTATTCCAAGTCGAAGTTGGCAAGTATTCGACGGTCGGTGGACCTAACATGCTCCGAAACTCGAGAGCAGACGACGGATTGAAATACTGGACGGAAGCGAATGGTCGTTTGAATTTTACAGCTCACTCGTTTTATTTTAACAGTCAAAAGCGTATGTTTGAATTAAGACCAGGCGCAGTTGTTAAAAGCCCACGTTTTATTGTCAAGCGAAATACTGATTATACGTTAAATATTTTGGCATTCGATAATAACTCAAAATATTTTAGGGTTTATTTCTGTAAACGGGTAAAAGGTTCTGTCGCAGAATATCAGGAAAAGATACTGATTTTTAATGGCCAGTCTCGATGGGTTGACGGTCCGGTTTTTGATAACACAAAAACGGTCAAGAAATCCATTACATTAAATGTCAGAGAATTCGATGAAGGTTATCTACAATTCGAGTACGACCGAAACAACCCAAATAAATGGGGCGGTCTGTTCATGACAGAGCTTGATTTTTATGAAGGCACGACTGACCGCCGCTGGCAACCAGCTCCTGAAGATGCGACTATGGGAACGGATGAAGCTGTTCGTACTATTCAAAATCAACTTGATGGTTCGTGGTCTGTCCAGAACTTGACTAGCGCAGGTTCAATCGTTTCTCAAATCAATGCGACGAACAATCAAATCTTGATTGAAGCTGAGAAGATTCGCTTGAAAGGTAAGACCTTGCTTGACGAATTGACGGCTATTGATGGTTACTTTAAACGTCTATTCGTTGGAGAGGGTAATTTTGCTAAGCTGAACGCTGAGATTATTGGTTCAAGGACTATCACAGCTGATAAGCTGATTATGGACTCGGCTATGGCTCGGATGTTCGTTTCGAGCGATATCTTCACAGATACGCTCGCTGCTAAAGAAGCCTTCATCAACAAGCTTCGGTCTGTCGTAGTATCTGCAACCTTGCTCGAAGGTTACAAGGGGGTTATTGGTGGATTCCAGCTTGGAACACATGAGAAAGATCCGTCTGTATACTGGTTAACGGGTAGAGATCAATTCTCTGTTGGTATGAGTAATGGTTATGGTAAATGGTCGCAAACGGCATTATGGGTGAATTGGGGCAGTGATTGGAATGCTCCTGGCTCCTTCGCTTGGTTTGTAAAAAGATCTGGCGAAATGTACTGTTACAATCGAGCGTATTTTTGGAATACACCGGTCATTAACGGAGATTTACGCGTAACTGGCGATATTTATTACAATAATAAGAATTCTGGTAAAACCGGATACTGGATTTACTCTTCTCAATATAAGGAAATTCAGAGCGAAAATGGTTATATGTACTTTTATTGGAGCGGTGGCGGTTCGACCTGGATCCCAATAAACAAAGAAATCTCAGACCGTCGATATAAATCGAATATCGAGGCTAGTATAGTCTCAGGCCTTGATGTAATCGAGAACCTAAAGACGTATAGCTATCGTAAGGAGTACGATGGGAAAATAGAAGACATCGCTTGCGGTATCATGGCGCAGGATGTCCAGAAGTATGTTCCTGAAGCATTTTTTGAAAATCCTGACGGTGTATACTCTTATCGAACATTTGAATTGGTGCCTTACTTAATCAAGGCCATTCAAGAACTCAATCACAAAATAGAAAAATTGGAGAAAACAGCATGAATGAACAAGACAAACAAATTAGCAGTCTAGCGATTAAGTCGCTAAGCGAAAGAGTTGCAAAAGAAGCTACTCAATCAGCTACGCTTGAAGCCCTCTATACAGTAACCGCGATGGAGCTTGAGCAGATGAAGCAAATCATCGAATCGGATGAAAAGCTCAAAGCTAAGTTCGAAGAAGTGAAAGGAAGAATGACAAATGGCAATTAACAATTATGAATTGGCAGGCAAGCCTTATACCCGTGGACTCGGAGACAATCTCAAGACCGTTGTTGAAATTCGTCTATCAGATGGAACTCGTTACAGCACGAACATGCGTGAACTCGCAGGAGACCGCACGAATGAATCAGAAGACACTCTGATTCAATCGGTGCTAGATATTATCAAGGCTGAACTAGATCCAGGTTCTGCCATCGTGAAGGCACAAGCTGAGATTGAACAAGCAGTTCAATCCTTGGCAAAAGCTAAAACGGACCTCTCTGCAAACAAAGTGAACATCGATAGCGTATCGGCTATTACTGAGGTTCTCATCGCACTTGCAATTGGTCAGAATGGTGGCATGCCAACAAATACTTATAATAAGGTTGCGCAATTCATCAAACCTCTTGTTAAGGACCGTCGCTATGTGAACGGCGATATCGTATCAATGCCTTATCCTTACGACACTAATCCGAAGTGGCCAAAAGAAACACAAACAATTCTGAAATTCCAGATGCAAGAGTCTGAGGGCTATACTTACAAAGAGCAACCTCTTGCTGAAATGTTGCAGAAGGGTATTCTGACCATCGTAATGCCAAGGATTGAGTAGGGAGAATTTTATGCCATGGTCTGAAATTTTTGAAAAAGCAATCCACGCTATCACTCAATTAGCACCTACAATCGGGGTGGTAGCTACTGGGTGGTTCGGCATGAGAGCTAGTAAAGCGGGTCACCTCAACCAAGAACAGTTCAAAGAGTTGAAGGGTGAATTAAACACTATTCACTCTATCGGTGAGGAGAACAAGCAAAATATAACCGAGATAAACAACAAGCTAGCAATACATGATGAAGCGCATCTAGCTACTATGTATCTACGACTTGAGCGTGATATTACAGTCGCTCTCAAGCGTGGATATACAAGTGTTCACGAGTCGGATATTATCCACAAAATGCACTCGAGCTACAAGAAACTTGGTGGAAATGGGCGTATCGATGCCTTATTTAACAAATACTTAAATTTAGAAATTGCGGAGGAAAACACAAATGCAACAGATTACTGAAATCATCACAAATGGAGCAATCAGCATCCTAGTCATTTTGACTGGTATCGCAGTCAAAGCGGTCAAGGACTACCTTGTCCAAAAAGGTGGAGAAAAGACCATCAAGATCGTCGAAATCTTGGCAAAAAACGCAGTCAACGCCGTGGAGCAAGTCGCCTCTGAAACTGGTTTTAAAGGCGAAGAGAAACTTGAGCAAGCTCGTACGAAAATCCGTGCTGAGCTTACCAAGTACGGTATCAGCATGACAGATAAAGACCTCGATACGTTTGTCGAGTCTGCAGTTAAGCAGATGAATGAAGCCTGGAAAGGGGAGTAATGATGGTAGAAATCATTAACCATACAATTTTTAATGGGATTTCAGGCTCACGTCCAACAGAACGTCCAAAATATTATGTTTTACATAATGATGCCGGCTCAAAAAGTGCAAAGGCCTACATCGAATGGCTCCAGTCACGATATGACAATGGACAGTCAGAGCTTGGTTTCGCACATTATTACATTACAAGAGATGCAATTGTGCGAGTCGAAGACACATTTAACGGCTCATGGTCTGCAGCTAACTACGATGCCAACATGAACTCTCTAAGCTACGAAGTATGCCAGCAGTTAAGCGCATCAGACGCCGAGTTTATCGAAAATGAAAACATGGTATTGCGACAAATGGCCGAGGATATGACTTATTATGGTGATACTCCAAATTATAGCAACATCAAGTTTCATAACGAGTTTTCAAGCACCTCATGCCCTGCACGGTCCCTTGAATTGCACGGTGGCTACAATGATAGCTTGCGTGACTATGTGGTTGCTAAAATCAAGCATTATCAGTCGCTTGGTTCTACCGTCCAAGAAATGCTTGGTGGCGATGATATCGAAATCGGCTGGAAGAAAAATGCGACTGGCTGGTGGCATGTTAATTCAGACGGCTCTTACCCTGCTAATAGCTGGCAGAAGATTGACGATGTCTGGTATTACTTCGATAGCAACGGCTACATGAAGGCTAACGCTTGGCACAAGCATACGGACGGATACTGGTATTACTTGCTACCAAGTGGTGCCATGGCGACTGGTTGGGCACTCATTGCCAATAAGTGGTACTACTTCAAAGAAGATGGCAAGATGGCCACTGGATGGGTCAAATATAAAGACCACTGGTACTACCTAGATGCCAAGGATGGCGACATGAAATCCAAACAGTTCATCAAATCAGCTGACGGCTCAGGCTGGTACTACCTCAATTCAGACGGCACAATGGCAGACAAGCCAGAGTTTACTGTTGAGCCTAATGGACTCATCACTACAAAATAATTTTTTAAAAAATAGAAAGGAAAATTTCTAAAATATTGTTCGAATCGTTTTAACCGCAGGCAAAAGCTTGCGGTTTTTTGTTTGTCTAAAAAGGGTTGGATTTAAAATCCAAGCTATTTCTCTGAAAGTAGTTTCAGAATAAAAAAAGTAATGTTTTTTTCACTACTTTTTTAATTTTTTACGAATAGATAAGTAAGGAGGACGAAAACATGAACATTTTGAAGATTGAACTTGCAAGCATAGAGCAAACTGATTTAGGCTTTGAGCATTGGGTAGATGTGACTTACACTGTGCCAATTTTAAAAAATGAATACACGGTCAAGCTGTTGCTGTTCATGGAGTGCAAGATAGAGAATCAGGAAGTCATTGAGTATCTGGTCAGCACCTGGAAGTATCGTGATCTCGTGCTACACTCGGTAAGGATGTATGAGATGGAGAGAAACGACTACAAATAACGCTTCGCCCCAAACCTGCCCCAAAAAAGTTAATTTTTTATATTTTTTAATAGTTTTT